TGATTTCTATTAGCATTTAAGACAATAAAAGAATCCTTCGTAAAATCTGGCCTACTGGGATATAATTCTCTTTTTGCCCTTTGTCTTCCGGTTTCTACAATATTTCCATTTTTGCCATAAACAGATTCAAATTTAAAAAATACTTCTGTATCTACGCCATGTGGAATAATAGTAAGAGCAGGAATTTCTTTGTCTAGAATTAAATTACCATCATCCCCAATAATGGTAGCATTTAATGCTTTTTTTACTTCCATTTCGGCGAATTTGGTATAAACACAAAGTCTATTGATACCATTTATCCCTTCTAACCAATTTTCCTGAATAGGGCCTGCATCAATAGGCGTATAAAGAATAATAGGAATTTTTTCCAAATAATTTTTTAATACTTTTTCAACGTAAACTTTTAAAACCCAAAGATCGTTCAAACAAAAAATTAAATCCGGTTTTAATTGCTCTACAAGATTTTCTATTCTATTTAATCCATATAAATCTCCGCCTAAACGTGCTGGATATATAAACCAATCCTCATTATGAGGGTCTCCGTTATAATTTATAGCGAGATGATGAATTTCATATTTATTTTTGGGTAGATTTCTAAAAATGCTATGCATTACTCTAGAAAAACCAGTTTCCTTTACTCCATCTCCTATAGCAAAAAGTTTAATCTTATTTTGCTTTTTTAATTTCCCAACCATATAAATCCTCCGTGAATTTTTGATTTAGGAGAGGAGCTTATCCGCAATCGCCGATTTCCCTCTAACTAAGAGTTATAAGCTCCTACCCACTAAATCCTAGTCATGCTCATAAATATTTCCTCTATACCCCGGCAAATGTCCTTTTTGAGGTTGAGCAAGTCGTTTGCCCCGCGGTGGCAACATTTGATTGAGTAAATCAATGTCTCTTTGCAGGGATGCATCCTTTGATCGACTACTTTCAAGATTAGAATATTGAATTTCAGCATCTCTCCAAGATGCAAAACTCCAAGACATGCTTTCCAAAGATCCCTCTTTAATAATAATAGATGCTTGAAGTATAATAGGAATAATATCCCCTCTTTCAACTATTGGCGGTGATGCAAATATAAAGGTACTATTTGGATTTCTGTATATGTTATTATCTGTATTTAACAAATATTTATAATTCCATCTTGGCATTAATGTCTCTACAGATGCCACTAAAGCTGTTTCTATCCAAGCATCGGTATATCTATACGGAGCAGTATAATCGCCAAGATGAAGTCTGACTCTTTCAATATAATCGCTAAGGTTAGTACCAGTTATAGCCATTATTTAAGGCTAACTCCTTCTAATTCTAACTCAGCCGCTCTTGCTCTAATTGCGGCCAAAATTTTCTCTGATTTCTCTTTTTCTTCGGCAATAGCCAATACTCTATACACAGGAGCAGTTTCTGTAAAACTGTTAAGTTTATTCTTTAGAGCTAAGAATGGTTTATCCAAAATCTCATGAATTTCATCGTCGGAAATAACATTAGGAGAAATTTGCTGAGTAACATCTTCATCTTCTTTGGGAATAAACTCCTCAATATTGCCGCTTTTAAAATGATTGGCGTTCATTCTTTTAAAAAATTGATCTTGTTTTACATCCCAAACATCTACAGTAACATTATAAAAATTATTTTTATCTCGCGGATCTCCAACTAGAATAATCCCTTCAGGCTCGCCATTAAAGGGGTTAAGAGCAGTTACATATACCTTTCCTAGAATCTTTTTAATATATCTTTTATAAGGTTTTCCCTCTTGCATAGCAGAATAACTGGAAAAGTCTGTAATTTGTGTCATATCTATCTCTCCTTTTTAATTGAGGGGAGAGGAAATTTAATTTCCTCCCCCTCTAAACTCCCTATAAACTAACTGATATTACCAAGAACATAAATGCCCATAGCATTATCAATTATCATACCGAATTGCTGGTAAAGTTCCATCATCCATTGAGGAGGAGTTACGGACATATCAGTCCATTGTTTTCTTTTTTCTTCCCCATAAGTAATAAACTCACCAACTTTCTCACCAATGACTAGGACTTTATCAGTGGGTATTAATGTGTTATAATCTTCAAGATTATCATAAACTTGCTCTAAGGCTAGAACGGGAACACCATAGTATTTCCCGAGCCAACCATTATCAAAGATTCTCTTGATTAACTCTTCTGAATAACCAACGTTTGAACCGTCTGTCCAAAAAGCTCCAAACTTGGTTATAGCAGAAACAGCTTGTCTTGCACCGACAACCAACTTGGCACCCGGAGTAGTGTTATTGATTTGATCAATAGCGTCTTCTAAAGCTGATGCTGTAAGAGTTCCCCCAACGCTAGTATAGTTACTTGGAGTATTACCAGCTGTCCATACAGTAGAAAGAGCAGTAAAGACTTTATTCACATAATAATCTCTGAGCTTTGCTTTCATTTCATTAGCAATACTATCAATCGTACCAATCTCACCACGGTCTAATTCCCATTCATTAAAAGTGACTTTTACATCAGCACCATCGAGAACAAAATTCATTCGATCTGAAACTGTAATCTCAGATGCTAGATGAACAGCACCAGGAACCAAAGTTCTTACTTCAATTCCCTTTCTGATTTTCTTCACTAACAAATCGCCGGGCTTTAGACTTCGAGTGTCAAGCAAAAGGCTAAGTACCTCTGTCGTGAGATGATTAGGCTGTAGCCATTCTGTAATAATCTCAGCAAAGGCTTCCTTGTCGGAGCGCATAATTTCCGCTACGGTTTCCTTGTATTTAAAATTATCGCTCTTTTTACTCATTTAATTCCTCCATTATTAATTAGAAGTGAAGTGTTCTAAAAGTTAATTTTACGTCTGAAGAATCGTAGTGTTCTACAATAGCCACAGCACCAGTTGCCGTAGCAGAATACTTAAGTTTTCCAGCACTAGATGCACCATCGTCAGAAGCGTTAGCTACAACCAAGTATGCACCAGGAGTTTCAATGTTTGCATTGTATACAAATGAACCCGAAGGAACAGTGAATACACCACGATCAAAAGCAAGTGCTCTGTAACCAGACGGAATTGTAACTCCTTCCTGATTACCCGGCCAAGTTAGATAAACGCTTACATCAGTCATTGGCAGATTTGCTGTTTGATCAAAGCCTCTTCTCAAAGCATAATCAAAACTCGGAGTTTCAATATACATTGGAGTACTACGATGCGGAACTGTCCAAGTAACAACATACTTAGCAAGCGCAGCCTCATCGGAATCATCCGGTAATTTCACACCAGGAAGATCTGATCTGCTTCCGAAACTATTTGCTGGAGAACCGGGAGTATTCTCTGTGATAAGGACCATTCTACCTTCAACAATATCCTCTGTCACTACAACTCCCATAATGTCTGTATATTTCCTGATCTCCATTGACTATTTCCTCCTTAATTTTCTCTATCTTTAAGAGCTTTTACTATATCACTAATTGAGGGTTTGTCTTTCGAGTTTGCTTTCATTTTAGGAATTTTATTTTTAGATCCCAAATGACTAGCCTCTGCATCATTAGTTTCATCTGATGCCTCAGATTCACCAAATTTACTCAACTCTTGAATAATAAACTCAAGCTGATTTAAATCCATATCTAGCAACTTTTCTACCTTGGCTTCGTCTTCAAAGTAAGTTTCTGGCAATGTAACTCCAGATTCTTCAAAGAGATTTATAACACTAGCTAGTTTTTCTTTTCTAGCATTTTCAAGATCTATCTTTTCTTTGAATGCCGCCAATGAATCTTTTTCTTCCTTTAAGGAATTAAAGTCATTAGTTAGTTTTTCTAGTGCTTCCTTAAGTTCAGAAATTTCAGAAGTTAGCTGATCATTAGTTGCTTTAGATTGTTCCAGCTTTTCTTCTAGATCCTTAATGTTTTCTTCCATTGTATGTTTTTCCTCCAAACTATTTTTAGATGCCACTAATTCAATAAAAGTTCTACCTTCATAAGCTGGCGTATTTACAACGGTAACAGCGGATAAAACAATACCCCTAAGATTCTCTACACCATTATCGTCAATGTCAGAATCTGCATAAAGTAATTCCCAAGAAAGCTGAGGATTTTCTCCTTTTTTAGTCATTTCCTCTAAAATATCTACTTCGTGAGGAAACTCTTTGTACCAAAGCGCAGCTATGCCCTTGACGACATCGCCTCTCTCAATAAGTCCTGTTATAGACCCAATAGGTACAGAAAACTCATGACCATCTCTAATCCCACCTTCTGCCATTTTTATTGGCATATTTATACCTGTAGAGATGATATTAGCAAATTCTTCTTTGGGAACTCTTTGTTTATTGCTATTAGCTTTTGTATCTGTAGCTACAAACTTTATCCACTTTAGCATAGGATTTGTAGATAAAGCAGCGTATGCTTCAAGAATGTCATCATCTTTATCAACAAATTCTATATCAGTAACAATAAAGTTCAATTTTTTCATATTATTACTCCTATTGAACGCAATTGTCAACTATATTATATCATATTTATCTGTATAATAGTAAAAATAATACAAAATTAGTCGTTTTTTAGAGTTAAAATTGATCCTACTGCATTTATAACATCAAAAAGAACAAGCTCGGCAGCCGAAGATTCATCTTGCTGAGGAGTTTTTCCGAATACTTTATAGTACCAAATAGCACAAATGCGTTGTGCGTCTTTCTTTGATTTACCTTCAGCTATTTTATCTTTCACGCAATTAAGATATAATTTAGGCATCATTATCTCCTTGATCAGCTTTGGGCTGATTGCTGTGTGGAACAGGAGCAAACTCTTCCAGACCCAACTTCTCAAATATATCTTTTTCTATGGATCGTTTATTGAGTTGTTTCAGTAAATCGTATCCAAAAATAGCTGTGAAGTCATCTCTGGAAAGATTTCCAGACATATATAGCTCAATAATTCCTTTCATATATTCACTGGCAGCAAGCATATTTATTTTCTTAAATTTAACTTCTGGATATCCACCAATATCATTTTCATCCGCTAGTATTTGTATAATTTTAGTAAGTAAAGGATGCATAATTTCTTGAATTCTTTCCATAGTTAAAACTGGAGAAATAGTAGCAATTTCTGGATCAGATGTAAATGATTTTTCTGTCTCACCTGTGACTAAAATTCTTGGAAATCCTAAAGCAACAGCAATGTCTTGGTTTACGTTTTTATATTTAGTATCGTCTAATAAAGCTTTTGTGTCAGGAAATACCCAAGATACTTCCAATGTATGATTTCCAAAAAGTTGAAAAATTCTCTCTAAATCCTTAGAATTAGCAGTTTCTCGCCACTTCATTTCTCTTTTTAAGTCTGACAACTGGTCTTCATTGTCTTCTGTTAAGGGATAATTATCATTACCTAATTTTACTAACATTATAGCCGTAATAACTCTACTCGCGATAGAATAATCCATTCGACGAAGGTTTCTTTTATGCTTTAAAGATTCTAACGCTGAATATAAATAAGGTATGGGATAAGGGGTCTCTGTTGTATCTCTTAGTCTCAATACAATAGGATCTATAAGTAAAACCTCTTCCTCTTTATTTCGTACAGCTCTGACTAAATCTGAGAAATTTTCTACGATATGTCTGTACAAAGCAGGGTCTTTTTTACCGTCTTGGTATTCGCCCTTATTTAGAATAAAATATTTTAACTCTTCGGGTATTTTTGCGAAATAAGAAAACCTAGATCCATAAATAGGATCTTTAATTATTATATTTCCGCTGTCTCTAACCCACATATCTGTAGGCAAAGACAATGTTTTATATCTAGCAATACCAAGATCTCGTAATTCACTCACGTTAAGTCTTTCAAAAGTTATTTCTGGAATAGCCATTCCGGTTACTAACATTTCTAAGGCAACAGTTCTAAAGAAATTTAATATTTTATGTTTTATGGCTTCAATGATTGCCACAGAAGAGTCTCTAGCTGTACCTGGTCGTATAATAAGATCATTCATAGAAATATCTACAATTTTATTTAAAACAGTAGATACGAATGGATCTCTTTTGTAAAAATATCTACAATCTTTTATTAATTTTGACCACTCTCTATCTGTAAACTCTAGCTCTAATTTATCAACATCTTCAGGCTGCCATGGATAACTATTTGAGTTAAAATGAACAAAAGGACTTAGTGAATGTGTGAATGAGGAAGCTTTTGCTAACGTTATTGTATCTTTAATTTCTTCTCTATCATCTGTCATTATAACCTCTCTTATTTATTTAGTCTAACCAACTAAATCCAGCTAGTTTTTTTGGTTTATTATATAGATTTAACATATCCTTTACTTGATAATGTGCAGCAATAGCAGCCAATAGTGCTGCTGTATGGTGATCCGCACCGCGTTGTCCACCTAGAGGAGTTAATGTCTTATATAATATTTGTCCTTTTTGATTTTTTGTATAGGTAGTTCTTTCTAACTCAGCTATTAATTCTGGATCAGTAGACGAATATACAATTCTATGTGAGTTAGAATATTCTTGCAAAAGAGAAACCGAAAAAGGCTTCATTCTTTCTTTGATCTCATTCCCATCTGGATCAATACCCAATACTATATTAGATGCAAAATCAATAGGCAACAATCTTTTTTCGAAATCTTTATGAATATATTTCTCACTATGCATTAAGTCTTGTACAGTGGGCTGTCCAGGACCTCCATAATCAACACCTAAGATATCAAATCTCCCAAATTTATCGTCAATGAAATTTATTATCTCTTTTTGATGAGGATACATAACTTTCACAAGTTCTATTCTAGCGTGATAATATAATTTATTAGCTCTAGAGTATAAAATATGGAAAGCAGATGGATCAGTATATCCTAAGTCCGCTCCAAATAAAGTATAATCATATTTTTCGGATATCGTAGGTAATCTAGATATCTTAGTAATTAATTCAGTTAATGTTGAATTTATTCCGCTCAATTTTATTTTGTGTACAGGATATTGCTTTATTTCCATAAGATTTCTATCAAATACAGCAAAAGTAGGAGCGCCGTGTCTACCCTCGACGTGATGAATATAATCGTCGCTATCTTTACCGCCATACTGAATAAGATTTTCTTTTTCTTTTTCTTCTGTATATCTCGGATTTTGATGTGCAGAAATTCTATGTCTACTGTATTTATCATCTACCTCATCAGCGTAATAAAGAACATTTTTTTCTCTAACTCCAGTGGGGACACCCGAAACAAACAACCTAAATCCTTTTTCCCATGTATTTAATGTCGGCTGTAATTCAATCCACGTACCCCATGGATAAAATCCAGCTTCATCTACAAATTCAGCAGGAGTGTGCATACCAACAACTGAAGCTCCTGTACCTGAAGTACCGGCAATTCTACAATCCAGCATTGCTCCATTTAACAATTTTACAGTAAAATTACTTGAATTAATACCTGTTCTTTTGCCTATAAAATTTGATAACAAAGAATTAGACCTCAAAGATCTCACAAGACTGTTCCAAACTGGATCAAGATGAACTTTATTAGGAACAGTATAGCATATATAATCAGAAGGATAAATATTATTTACAAGCATCCACAAGAAAATATGAACAATACTTACAGTATTATGAGAATATATATCATCAGCTACTAATGTATGTGTAGGAGATGTTTCTATAGAATAAGTTTCATGTAATCCTATAGATTTTATTTCCTTTATTCGTACCCAAAATATATCTGCATCTAAGTGTTTTTGTAGATCAACATCAATGTTAGTAATACCGAGTGCTTTTTTTCTGGTAGGATAATACTTTAATTTTGTAGGATAAATTCGCCCATTCCATGACTTTCTCGGATATTTATAATCTCTATAATTTTCTATAGGAATAATATCAGCTTGATTATATGCATTTTTTGCTCGACATATAGCTTTATTTAACCCTTCAATTTTCTTAGGTATTGAAAAGCCTATATTGTTTCTAAAGGATATTAAATTGTCATAATTTTTTATAGAAATCCACCAGCAACCTTTATGTTTATTTTCCTTAAAGCCCAAAGATGCTATAATCCCAAATCTTAACAACAGGTGTTTAATATCTTTAGCCAATCTTTCTGATGTTGTAGCGTATCCAACCTCTTCTTTTGTTACCCAACCATCTCCATCAAATAGTTTTCTAAGAAATAAAGAAATGTGTTCTTTAGTTTCCATAAAAATTTCTTTAGGAATAAATTTATCATAGGAATGACAATATCTTAAATTTAAATCTTCCAAAAGTTGTAAATATTTTCCTTTTACTTTAGGTATACCATTTGTTATAAAATAAGTTATTTTATCTTTTCTAACTTTATGTTCTATTTCAGAAGCATATGTATAAATATCTTGCAAAGTATTATTTTCAGTTGTGGTAATTGAACCTACCTTATATGTACCTTCAGCTATAAAATGTGCTATTATTTTTATTTCGCTTTCGCTAAAATTCTCGTTTGTTCCAAAGTAATTTAATGAATTAGGTACAGCTATATGATCTCCTATTTTCAACTCATTTGCGGGTACAAAACCTTTATTCGTTAGAAAAGGATGTTCTTCTGTAACCTTAGTAGAAAATCCTTTTGCTGTTATTATCGAAAAACAAGGCTTTACTCCATTAAATGTAATCTTTGCGGTCGATTTTTCTTGTTGTAAATCTTTGTTTATTGAAGCAATACCACTTAAATCTTGTCTAAGAAACCAACTCTTAATAGTATCTACTTCTCCAGTATTGACATCTAAAATTCTAGAATCTTTATGTAAACATTTTCCCACGGCCCTTCCACAGCAAAGAGAAACATGGTGAGAAAAATCAGCTATCATCTCTTTTTGATAATATGTAAATTCCCACTCTCGCTCTGTGCCAAAATAATCCCAAGTATCCACATTTTCTAAAAACTCTCCTAATAGAACAGGATGACGAAGTATTTCGTAGATAATTAAATCTTCTTGTGTAACTTTTTCAAGAATTGGCATTAATTTTTATTTCTCCAATATTTTATAATATCTTTTTCTTGATCTCTAGTGTGAATAGAAAGGTTCGGTTCTAGAATAACATTTCCCAATTGATAAGGTTTATTGTTAAAAGGAATATTCCACTTTTCTTTACCAAAATCTCCTCCCCACTTTGTTATATAGAAATTTTTATTATTTTGAAAATTTTTCGAAGTAGAACCTCCAGATTCTTGTTTTATTGTTCTACTCCAGAAATGAAAATAAAATGAGTTTTTCACAGTACAAGACGATATTTTTTTATGTACAGAACGTCTTACATAGTCATTATCTTCATAATACGCCGGGTAAAAATTAACATCTACATAACCTATTTTATCGAAAACTGAACGTTTATATAAAGCTAAATTATGAACATCACTAAGTCCTGCTTTCGATATTTGTATGTTATTAGAATAAGCAGTGAAATGTTCCCAAGGTCTTACCTTTCCAAATTTTCTAAAAATAAAATCATTTCCTTCAAAATGTTTTCTAGCATCAGGAAATGCTTTGCATAAAGCTCTTACATGAAATTCTCTAGAGCACATCCATTCATAGTCTGTATCATCAGCGACTCTTATTAAAGAGTCTATCGCATATGGATACGCTATAACATCATTACCCATAGCTACAAAATAATCATAATTTCTATTCTTAAACCCCCAATCATATAAATCGTTGATTGATGCTGGAAAACCTTTATTTTCTTTATGAACAATATAGTTAATTTTATTTTCTTTCGCAAAATTTAGCGTAACAATATCGTCAGGTTTTCCTATGACAAGTACAATGTCATAAAAACTTTGTACAGTTTCTTTTATAGATTGAATCGCCAATCGAGTAAAGTTTATGTTTCCAAATGTAACGATTCCTATAAAGGTTTTTTTCATGTTTGTATAGCCTCCACACACCTTTCTGTTACTGATTTTTCATCCACAGCATCACTCCAGAAAAAATTTGCTTCTGTTGAAATTCCTCTTACTAAATTAGATGCATTTATATGTTTTGTAAAAGCCAAGAATTTTTTATTTGGATTCATTAAGTTAGCTTTTACCTGTGTAAATACATAAGGTCCTGAACTTCTTCCTATTATAGTATCAGCAAATAGACTTAAATAAGATATTTCATTTAAATCAAAAGTATTTTTTGTTATATCTATCGAAAAAAATAAATTTGTGTAACTAAGATTCATCTTACTTGTTGTTACAAAGATTATATTTGGAAATTTTTCGCATAGATTTTTTACAACAGGAGTAAAACTAAAGTTTATAGCCTGATCAGACTGAACATTTCCAGTTGACATTAAAACTATTTTATATTTTTTATAATTACTCAACCATTGTTTTGTAAATTTTATATTAAATCTTTCGTAGTCTATGGTGGGAATATATTTAGATAATTTTTTTGTTAAAATTGGTAAATTTAAACTGGATAAAGTTTCGTTAAACATGGTTTTATACATTTTTAATGTACAACCAACTCCAGGAAGAACATATTTATTATCTCTGCCTATCCAGGTATTTATATATAAATCGTTAGCGCCACCTCGTTTATAAGGCTCCATAGCGTTAAGAAACTTGTGAGGTTTAATATAGTGTAACTCAGGTATGTCATTAAACATATTTGGATTTTTAGAGTGAGCATACCAATATCGTTCTGCTATTCCGAAACCTATAATATCTTTTATAATTTCTCTTGAGTTAAATAAATCGCCATTTCCGAAATGTGAGTAAAAACATAAATCTTTATACATATCTCGATACCGCATCTATTATTTTTCCTTGATCTTTTTCCGTTAAATTTGGATAGGACGGTAAAATAGCTATTTTATTTGACAAAGTTACGGCTGTATCATCAGCATATCTCATTATTTTCTTTAAATGAGTGTGTTTGTTGATCGGGTAAAACATTGGTCTGGTATCTATTCCAAAGGATTCAAAATAAACCTTCAGGTGATCATAACTATCTGCCGTTAAAAATTTTAATCCAAACATCCAATTAGAGTGAACAGTGTTAGAACATATTTTTTGATTAACAACATGCTGCATATTTTCAAATGTAGTTCTATATCTTGAAAAAATCTTTTCCTTTTTTTCTTTTATCTCTGGCCAGTCTAAAAGTTGTCCATAAAGAATTGCAGCTTGAAGATTTGTCATTCTATAGTTATAACCCAAAGTATCATGAATAAACTTTTTATTACTTTGGCCTTGTCCGTGTAACTTTTTAGCATAATTATAAAGCTCTTCATCATTAGTTAAAAAAGCTCCACCTTCTCCACTCGTTATATTTTTATTACCATAAAAAGACAATCCAGAACAAAGAGAAGCTGATCCAACAGATATACCAGAGTATTTACCTCCAAAAGATTCACAAGCATCCTCGACAAAAACCGCTTTTGGATATTTTTTCTTTAAATAAGGAACATTTACAATATTTCCTAAATTATGAACAATTAAAAAAACATTAGACCAGTGTTCGATAGTACGAAGTTTGCTTCCCATTGATACATCAGAAAAATCTTGATTCCAAGTATCTGAATTTATGTTCATAACAGATAATCTAAAATGATTATTATATAAAAAAGCATTCCAAGCGGCAACATAAACATTGTTTGGAACAATAAGATTATGTTTTTCTGGATATTTATACTCTAAGCATTTCGCTACAAGATGCATAGCAGTAGTACCGCTACTCGTTAGTAAAACATATTTTACACCTAACTCTTCTTGGAGCATAACAGGTACTCGTTCTAAGTAATATCCACCAGTAGATGAAATCCATCCAGAATCTAACGCTTTTTTAGCGTGAATCATAGTTTGTTCTGTAAACATCGGTT